GAACTATAGCATTTGGTAAACCTCTTACTTTTTCTACTTATGATATGAGCGACACTAAGAATGCTAAGACTAACTATAAAAAACGTATCAATGCAATGCGTAGAGCGTCGGATCCAGACAAGAAAGCAGGTGATAGGCTTATTCAAATGTCAACAGATTTAAATAGGCAGGCTGATAGTGTTGTTCATGGCACATTTAATAAGAAATCAGGAGTCTCTCTGTATTATGGATCTGATACCTATAACTCTGATCAGTCTAAAGCTGAGCGTGAACGTAAAGCTGCTGCAACAAAGGCTGCAAGGGAAAAAGCTAAAGAGAAGAGAGAAAGAGAGCAAGAAGCAAAGCAGAACGCTTCTTACGAGAATAAAAAGAATGAAATTGATTCTAAAGGAAGTACAGAGGATAAGCGTTTCATTGAGGATCAGCAAATAAAGATAAGAGAAGATAAGATCGCTGCGATGAAGGACGGTTCTGATAAAGAGATTGCCCAAATGAAACTTAGTCATCAAAAGGAAATATTAGAATTACAGCGAGAGAAAGAAGATCGTTTAAAGAGTAAGGTCGATGAGGCTAGGCAAGAGTTTACTTCTAATCCTAAGAACAAAAAGAATGTTTTTGACGCTTCTAAAATTACCTTATCAAAAGATGAAGAGAAGTCTTATGCAGACAGAAATAGTGCTTTATTAGAGAGACAAAAATCAGAAACTATAGAATATTATAGAAAGATACTTGAAAATTATCAGACTTATGCTCAGTCGCGATTAGAGATTACTGAAAAGTTTGAAAAACAACGTAAAGCTTTTGAAAATGCCAGCGCATCAAAGGAGCAACTCGCACAATTGACAAAAGACGAGCAAGACGCTTTGAATGCTGTTGACCAGCAATTTGCTAAGAAGCAGGATTCTTATAAAACGATGCTGGCAACTATATCGGATATGTCAATTACGCAATTGAAAACAGCTATGAAAATGGCCTCTAAAGCATTGTCTGATTATGCGGCATCGCATCCAATTTCAGATACAAACGGTATTTTTACAACAGATTATTCTAACGGTATGCCTACCGAAAAATTGGATGCTAAGAGTAAAGTTGCTCCTAAAGATACAGATGAAATAGCGAATTTAAGAGCTACAATAGAAACATTACGTCAAAAGCTGAACGAGAAGCAAACAAAAGATGTCATTGATGAAACAAATGGCAAGGCTGGAAAAAATGTTCTAAAAGATTGGAAGAATCTATCTACGATGCTTGATTCTGTGGATAGAAAAATGGAAAGTTTGGGGAATACTATAGGAGGTACAACCGGTGAAGCACTAAAGGCTGCTGCCTCAATTTCAACGTCTGCAATTAGTCTGATTTCAGGCATAACCACGTTAACAGATACTTCGAATATATCTGTGACAGAAACAGCAACAGCATCTGAAAAAGCTATAAAAGCAGTAGAAAAAGCCTCTATTATTTTAGCTATAGTCTCTGCTGCATTGGAGTTAATACAAAAAATAAAAAGTATTTTTTCGACTGATCAATCCAAGGAATATGAGTTGAAATTTGAACAGGAAAAATTACAATTAGCCCAAGACTATAATAAAGCTTTGGTTGAACAAATAGCTTTGGAAGATAAGATATTTGATACAGATAAAATAAAGGATGCTATAAAGTATTCGGATGCTTATAAAAAAGCAGTAGAGGGATATCAAAAGGTTTATGATGAAACCTATACAAAGAGAAAGAAAAGCCATGGGCTTTTGGATAAACTGGCACAAGTTGATTCATTAGGATTTTATGGAGGAAAGAGCAATACTTATACTGTAAAAGCTCGTGAAGATATGCAGGTTCAAACGAGTAAAGGTAATTTTTGGAAGCATAGTAAGTATGAGAATTTGGAGCAATGGCTTAAGGAGAATGGTTATGGCCAATTATTTAATAATGATGGTAGCCTCAACTTAGATTTAGCAAAGTCAGTCTCTAGTATGAGTAGCTTAACGGATCAGACAAAAAAATATTTAGATCAATTGATTTCAGCTCAAGAAGAAGTTGATAAAATGAATGATGAAATTGATGATTATATCAATAATGAGTTTGGTTCATTATCTGATGATTTGATGAATTCATTAGTTGATTCTATTGAAAACGGCACAGATGCATGGACTGAATTTGAAAAGGCCGGAGATGATGTTATCGGTAACTTGGGTAAAGAGATTGCTTATACACTTTTCTATGCAGACCAATTTAATGCATTCAAAGACAAAATCAAAACGATACTTAAAAGTGAAGTAAAAGGAGAATCAGATAAAGATCGTGAAAAGCGCATAGCTGAAGAAGAGGAAAAGGCCATAGAAAACTTCTTTGGTACATTAAAAGATTCCGCAGCTGCTGGGACGAATTTTATGAAGCAATATCAAAAGGATGCAAAAGCTAACGGCTATGATGTTTATTCAGATACTGATACAAAAAGTGGTTCAACGGGTAAGTTAGAAGCAGCTCTAACTGAAGGAACAGCCAGTGAGGTGTTGGGTGTTATGAATATGTCTGCCCTTGATGTTCGTATGTTGAAGGATTTAGAGGTCTCTCACTTTAAAGACTATGGTACGGAAATGAATTATATCGCTTCGATGCTGGATCAAACTGTACAAATTAATGCAAACACTTATCGGACAGCAAATAATACTGATGGACTTATCAAAAAGCTAGATGAAGGCTTTTCGGGAATGAGTGATAGGATGGACCAGGTAGTTAAGAATACAAAAGGATATACAGGAAGGGGATAAGCATGTATAAGATTGATGGAAAAGATTTATCCGAATATGGAGCCATACCATCAAAGAGTGATGGAATGACTGCATTAAGTGGAGTTATGTCGTTACCGAAGCGTACCGGGACAACGGAATATGATTGGGGAACATCTATTGAACCGTTTGTTGATGCTGAAGACATAGAATTAGATGGACGTAAGCTAACTTTGTGTGTTACAATCAAAGCGGATGATACAGAGTTATTATCCAAGATAGAGGCATTCAAAAACGCATGTATTTCATGTACCTCACTAACAAATGATTTTGGAACATTTCAAGTCATTCAAAAGTATGAAATAACCGTAACCAAATATGTAGGTGTTGCTCTTATAACAGTACCATTTTGGGAGCAGAATTATGTAGTAGCGACTAATGATATTAAGCCAAGTAATTCCGGTTCTTACATGCTTGATGAATATGACTTGTTTAAAGACTTCGGCATATCAATGTCGTCTTCCAATGGAATAAACAACACCTCGGAGCGCATTGATGTAAGCACCACTCTTCCATATATGGCAACGGCATATCGTTCGGCAATGGATTTATCATTGACTTGTAAGATGTTTGGTGAATCACTTGCAGACTTGTATCAAAAGATTACAAAATTTGAAGCTCTTTGTATCTCTCCGGGGACGCATCAGATAAAATGCAAAAACACTTCCCGAACTATATATTTTAAAGATGGAATAGATGTAAAGGTTGAGGCCAATACCGTCCTTTCTTTTGATTTAAAATGTAGAGTTATTCAATGAAGACAATAGATATACTAAGAATGGTTGATGGTGTGGAACAGGTTGTTTATACTGTTTCCACAAAAGATTCGTCACTTGATCAAGAGTTGATGAAAAAGGATGAGGTTTCTATTGAAGTAACCATAGAGGAACCGATGTATCTAAAGGAAAAGGATTATGTTGTTATCGACAATATCCAATATAGAATAAACCGTGATCCTGAAAGCAAACTCTCATCAAGTAAGAAAAATGGATATACTATTACTCTCGAATCTCCAATATATACCCTCATAGACAAATTTCTATGTGATAAACTAACGGGTAATACAACTATCACCTTAACAGGTAAATTAAAAGACTTCTTGGAGCTCCTTGTCTGGAATGTAAACTACGATAAAGACAGTAACCCTCTTGGTGTTGATACCGGATGGACTGTAGGATTGTGCCCGGATACGGATTATATGAATATAACGTTCACGACAACAAAATGTCGTGATGCCTTGGATACATTGGCCAATAAATTCGGATTGGAGTATTATGTTACCGGTAAGGCCATTAGCTATGTAAAGAACATAGAGAATGCGACAGGATTGGTATTCACGCAAGGGCAGGGGAACGGGCTTTATGATATAGAAAAAAGTAACATTGACAGCAACGATTTAATCACAAGAGTTTATCCGAAGGGTGGCACAGAGAATGTTATTCCCGGTGAAGGTGATTCAGATGGAAGATTGATATTGCCTGAAAAGTATTTGGAGAATTTCAGTGAAAGTAAAAGAGTTGTTGAGGCTGTTGTTCAGTTTGATAATATACACCCTACTTTTACCGGTACTGTTGGAACGCTAAGTGGTACAAACAATAAGTCTTTTACCAGCTCGGAGATGGACTTTGATCTTAATGATGTTGCCTATGGTGATGGAAGCGAACGTATCAATTTCCTCACCGGTGATTTGATGGGCAAAAGCTTTGAGTTTAATTGGTCCAGCAGTGAAAAGAAAATAACGCTGGTATCGCAAGAAGATACCTTGGCCGCTATTGACACTACGACAGGAAAACGTCCGACTATACCTTCTTCATCTAAGTATTTGCGTGGTGGTGAGAAGTTCAATTTTACCGGTATTAAACTTGGTCAGACATACAAGACGGATGCAATAAATAAACTTCGCGATAAAGCTACAGATTGGTTGGCATACTATTGTCGTAAACGTGTAAAATTCGTATTGAATGTTGACTATAGATATTTAAGGGAAAAGAATATTGCTCTTCATTGTGGTGACTTGGTTACGGTAAAGGCTCCTACACATAGCATTGATATGCTAATCCGGATTATAAAGATTGAGAGAAATTTATATACCGGGAAAGTTTCATGCACTGTTTCAAACTATTTAGATGAAAGATGGGAGAAACGTATTGAGGATCAGGTAACGGAAATAAAGTCAACGATTGAAACGTCCAATGGTGGTAAATGGGGAGCAACAAGCGTTACCATTTTAACTAGAGATGATACTCGGACTCCAACAGATGACAATCTTTTATCTTCTGCACGTTCTTATGAGGACTTTGTATCTAAAAAGGATGATGATTCAGTCGGAGGGTTCATCACGTTTGTGAAAGGGCTATGTTCAAAGATTTTATCTACATTTGAAAAAGGGATAAAGGTTCTTGGAGGCATTATAACCGATACTTTAGATGTATCTGATAAAGCGACTACAAAAAGCCTCTCAGTGAGTGATCAGGCAATTATTGACAAAATAGTTTCCTCTATATTTAGCTCTGGTCAACTCGGATCAGGATTTACCCTTTACGCAAAAGATGGTAAATCATACATGGAGGTTGATGAGTTGCTCGTGCGTGTAAAGGCTATTTTCACCTCTCTTGAAGTCCGCAAATTAAGTTATGTAGGTGATAACTTGTTGATGTCTTCTGCCGGCTGTAAGATTGGCAAGGTCGAGGAAACAGATACCACATACAAATGTTACTTTCTAGCAGATGATGGTACAACCGCGACAACTAATGATTTTGTTGTAGGTGACCAAGCACGTTGTCAAACTTTCAACATCAAAGCAGGAAAATATATCAATGTTTCAAATAAATACTATTGGCGATTGGTTACAGCTGTCGGAGATGATTACATTGAGTTGAGTAAAACAGATTGTGACACAAATTCAGATGTGCCGGCTGCTGGTGATGCCCTGATACAATTAGGTAACCGCACAGACACATCACGGCAGAATGCAATGATGTTCGTTGTTACAGGCGAGAATGCACCTGCATTCATTCAATACAAAAGCATTAGCTCTTATTCTTTGTCCGGGAAAGATCAAACAGTGATATCCCCTTCAGGAAATAAGTTCACAGGTTCATTTAATCTTTCAACCGGTGGCTCTGTTTTGGATTATGCCGATAATGCTGCGAATCAAGCTAAAAAAGATGCTCAAGGCTATGCTAATTCTGCTCTAGCTGGTGCAAAGCAATACGCAGATGCGCAAATAAAGGTTCAATCGGATTCTATTACAGAAGCTGTTGGAAAGGTTGATACATTCAATGGGCGAATGAATACGGCAGAGGAGAAGCTTACTCCAACCGCAATCAATCTAGCTGTAAAAAGTCAGACAGAGGCGATTGCTGCCACTGCTGCAAATTCAATAGGTAAGTTTTATGTTCGAGGTTCAGGTCTGAATCATAATATTGTGCCATCTGTACAGCTTAACGGAGTGGAATATGTGAGTTCATATGGACGTGGTCATACTCTTATTACAATCAACAGATCCAATTTATCTAAAGTTGAGTTGATCAATTACGATACATACGGCAGTAGTACTTATTGTGATAATCTTGCGGCTAAACTTAATAGTTTATCGAGTGATGTTATAATAGTACTTGTGTCGTACGATGCATGCAGTATCGATAGTAGTTTAGCGGATGCTTTAAAGAATTGTGGAGGATCCGGCAAAACATTTGGTGCAGATAGAATTCCATATGTGTTTATTGGAATTCAAGGAATTGGTGCAGGCAATGGCATTGAGGTTATATGTGGCAATGGAACAGCTGATCCTTATGCAGAATATTCGACAATTATAACAGGAGGTATACCTCAAGGTGTTATGGGGGCAAATTGCGCTTTGAATCGAATGTTATCTTCATTTACTATTGATACTTCAGGTATCAGCCTATTAGGCAAGAAGATATCTCTTGCCGGAGTCGTCACATTCAATTCACTAGACGGTGATTCACAAAACCGTATTATCAATGCTGCGAATACAGCTAATAATGCACAAAGTACAGCCAATACAGCAAATGACAAGGCTGGTGCAGCTCAAAGCAATTTAGATACACTTAATGGTAGATTAAGAGGCTTGGCTTTTACAGATAAAGCACTCGATGCAATGAGGAATGAAGGAATAATTGCCGGTGCTTATATGAATATGGCATACCTTGATGTGAAGACGATTGTAGCTAATGGCATCAATGCACAAACCATTGATGCAAATAATGCAACATTCAAAAATCTTAATGTTGAAAATGCCACATTAAAGAATGTACAAATATCAGGCTCTATAAGAAGTCCGTTTTTATGGGTTGATGGAAATAATGTACCAGCAGGTGGGTATACATTAACCAATAACATAGCCCTACAAGGTACAAATATGACTATAACTAGTTCCTTGGATAAAGTAGGCAAACGAGTTACTGTTTCGTCTGTAAGGTACCCTAATGGCAACTATATTGATGGCATTTATACAATTAAGGCAAGTGATGGCTCACCCTTTTATGAAGATGGCATTACCAAATCACAAATTACGATATCGCGTGAAATAGTTGAACTCTTAGGATATGGAACTGAGACACAATTCTTTGGATGGATCGTATTAAATCGTAGGAATGTCTATACCGCTCATAAGTACGGCTATCAGCATTTAGTCATGTATGAGGGGTATGTGAATGATGATGGCAGTATGTATAAGTATAAAAGCTTTGATGGGCAAGCTGTATCATCAATTCAGACAGGGGATGGCTATTATAGAGTGACCATACCAAGCACTCCGGTAAACGAATATCTTGTTTTGATGGGTAACTGTTCTCAGATATCAGGAGCAGGAAGATACGCTTCCGTGTATAACAGGCAGCCTACTTATTTTGAAGTATATACCGGTGATGACTCTACGTCCAACACGGGACCGTTCTATTTTCAAGTGATCAGTACAGCTGATTGGGTATAAAGGATTTATTATTAACAATTTAAAAATACAAACATTATGGATTTAAACATTACAAAAGTGACAAACAGTAAGAATGCAAATGCCTCACTTAACGGCATTGACTATGCTTTAGAGTATACTGTTGACTTAACAGATTCAAGCAAACCACAGTTGACATACTTGAAAAGTACAATCTCAGATAAAGTAGGAGACACTAAAGTAAATGTTGGAAATATTATTCTCAATTGCGGGAATGTTCGCATTGAGAGTCTTATCTACACAAGTAATTTAGCACAGTATTTCATAGATTTTCAGGCAATTCTAAAGAATATCTTAGCGGGTGATGGGGCAACCGAAGGTGCAAATTCAGGAGCAGATAACGCAACGAAGTAATTAACAACAAACACAAAATAAAATGAAAGAATTTAATGTATTATTTATTGCCCTTTTCATATTAGTGGGCTTTCTGTTAACTCCCTTAATTTTTATCGCCTTGGATTTCTGGTCAGGAGTAAGAAAGGCGAAACAACGAGGCGAGAAAATAACTTCTGACGGTTGGACCAGGACAGTAGCAAAGATCGGAAGATATTACAACATGTTATTTGCATTTGTCGTTGTTGATTCCATGCAAATAGCCGGTGTTTGGTATCTTGATACTTACTACGACTATCATGTTCCAATTTTTCCGTGGTTAACGATGATTGGAGCGTGTATCGTTGCGGCTATTGAGATCAGAAGCATTTTTGAAAAAGCAGAGGATAAAGTTAAGAAACAGGTCTCTGATGTGAGTTCGCTTGCTGAGAATATAGCAAAGAATATTTCTTCTCCGGCTGAAATAGCGCAGGCAGTTGTCAATTATATGAATACTAACGATTTAAAAACAACACAAGATGAAGGCAAGTCAACTACTGATCAATAAATTAAAAGAGTTTGAGGGCTGCAAATTGGCAGCCTATCAAGATGCTGTCGGTGTATGGACTATCGGTATAGGTCATACGGTAGGAGTAAAGAAAGGTCAAAAGATCACTTTACAGCAGGCAGAAGTCCTGTGCAAAGGTGATTTGTTGAAAGTTGAAACTTACCTCAATAGTTTGAAGATACCTTTTACTCAAGGTCAGTTTGATGCGTTGTGTGATTTTGCTTTTAATTTTGGTACAGGAGCGTTGGCAGAAAGTACCTTGTTAAAGAAAATCCGGATTAACATAAATGATAAGACTATTCCTTATCAGTTTACACGTTGGATATATCAAAAGGGCAGTGACAAGCCTGTAAATGGATTGGTGACACGTCGTAATTGGGAGGCAATGAGATGGCAACAGAAATGAAATCAAAAAGTTACTTTACACTATTGATAGCAGTCTTATTGGCTGCTATCATCCTTTGCTTTTGCTCCTGTGGATCTAGTAAGCATATCACGAAAGAAAGCCTCAGCACGCAATCTGATTCGATCTACATGCATCATGATTCTACAGCTGTTCAAGTTGTCTCTAAAAAGATCGAAACCGACACCGGCACTGAAGAAGTGGAAACAACGACAACCACATACGATACGAAGACTACGGATAAAGATGGAACGCACCCCGTTCTTTCTAGGACAACATCGACATCTAAGAAAGGGATTAAAAAGAACAAGGAAGAAGCGACATCGCAAGCTAAGCAAACAGTAAATAAGGATAGTGCTAAGGCTAATAAGAAGTCAGATCATAAAAAGGAAGTGAATAAAGCTAAGACCGAGACAACTGTACCGAAGCAGATATCTCATCTTGTTTGGTCTATAATTGTTCTTATTATTATTTTCATTGGCTGGAAGTTTAGGGAAAAAATAAAGTTGCTCTTCCAAAAGAAATAAGTGTTTTTACACTGTAGAAGTTATGCTTTCTTGAGAGAAGGCTTGCCCCGGGTTCTGAAAAGAATTCGGGGATTTCTTTTTGTTAAAAATGAAATATTAATTGCTTTTGTGAAAATGTTAATATTACTTTGTAATAAGCATGAAAATATAAGTTATGGATAATGACATATTTTCAAGAGTTCGCAGGTCCTATGTTTGACTATTTGAGAAATTTATTTCTAATTAGAAAGAAGAATTAGATGTATAAAAGTTAGTGAAAATATTAATTGTATAACATTAATAATATGGGAAATTGTGCATTATGTGGAAAGTCAAAAGCAGATAAGAAAAATACTCATTATTTGACAGATTATATTATAAGAAGTGCATTAAATCAAGATGGAATTGATGGAAGTAAAAATAGAGAAAAAGGTGCTTATTTTGATTTGACAACAGGAATTCCGGAGTTTAAATTTCAAAGAAATACTTCTCCAGAAAAGATAAAAGAAATAATAGGGCGTCAACCCACTGATGGGGAAATTGAAGATTCTAAGGAAAATATAGAATATTCAAAAGACAATATATTTTGTAGCAAATGTGAGGAAAGATTTACTAAGATAGAGAATGATTTTAAGCCAATATGTAATAATTTTAGAAATGGAAATTATGTGAATAAGGAAAAAATTGTATTTTCAGACCAAAAAGATATTCTGAAAGTGAAATTATTTTTTATATTACAATTGTGGAGAACAGCAGTCTGTGATGCTAATTTTATTGTTGATGATGAAACTATGAAATGCATGAAAGATGCTATTGATGATCCTACTTTAGAAAAAATATGTAAAGTTCCAATATCTGTATCTTATTTAACCACAAAAGGAGATAATAAAGAATATACAGGGAATATCGTTGGGCATAATACATTAGAGAAAGGCCCCTCAGTCATATTTATGAATGATTTTGTGATCCAGTTATATAGCGTGAATTCTGATTTTAGATATGAAAATTTATATGGTATAAATGATGAAAATACTTATTGCGATTTTATTCATTCAAAAAACAGTGATTTTAAAATAAAAAATATTTCCAATGAAGGACGGAAAAAAATAAATAAGGCTATCTTTAAGAGGAAATATCAGGAAAGATTGATTTTACGGAGAATAGAGTTTTTAAAGAACTGCTGGATGAGTTTGCATGGATGAGTACATGTTCTGATGATATCCGTTCACTCTTGTTTCAATATTTATGACAGCACTAGTTAGAAGTAAAATAACCAATCATTTTGTGATCATATTATTGTAGTTGTATCCCTTGAGATAAAATTCAAAACTAAAATACGAACATCATAAGAAAAATATTACCTTTGTGATTAATTATATGCAACAAAATTAATTTTTTGCTTTGCAATTTTGGCAACTGTTTAACACAAAAAGATGATCTATGGATGAATTATATAGCCAATATAACTTTTTATTTTACCAAGGCAAAGATGGCAATACAAAAATACAAGTTTTTTTAGACCAGGAGTCTGAAACCATTTGGACCACACAAAAAGGTATGGGGGAAATATTTGACGTTGAAACTCATACAATCAATTACCATCTGAAAAATATTTTTGAATCTGGGGAATTAGAAGAAAATTCAGTTATTCGAAAAATTCGAATAACTGCTCTTGATGGAAAGAAGTACAACACAAACTTTTATAATCTTGACGCAATTATATCTGTAGGTTACAGAGTCAATTCTCAGAAAGCGACGGATTTCAGGATATGGGCAACGAGTATATTAAAAGAATATATGATAAAAGGTTTTGCCATAGATGATGAACGGTTAAAACAAGGAAGAGATGCTTTTGGCAAAGATTATTTTGAAGAATTACTTGCCCGTATAAGAGAAATACGCGCAAGTGAAAGACGATTCTACCAGAAAGTAACAGATATTTATGCTACATCTATTGATTATAATAAAAATGCCTCAATAACGAATTTGTTTTTTAAAACAGTGCAAAATAAGCTTGAATATGCCGTCACAAAAAAAACTGCATCTGAAATAGTTCAGTCAAGAGCGGATTCATCAAAACCGAATATGGGTTTACAGACTTGGAAGAACGCTAAAACACGAGGGAAAGTATTAAAGGGTGATGTGTCTGTAGCGAAAAATTATTTGACAGAAAAAGAGATAGCTGAACTTAACACCATTGTAAATATGTATCTTGATTATGCTGAGTTACAAGCTAAAAAGAGTAGGCCTATGACAATGAAAGATTGGGTCGAGAAATTAGATGTATTTTTACAATTTAATGAATATGATTTATTACAAGATGCAGGACGTATTAGAGCTGATGTTGCAAAGGCTTTTGCTGAAAATGAATACAAAAAATATAGAGTCATTCAGGATAGAGAATATCAATCAGATTATGATAAATTCGTAGATGAAATAAAATCTACAGGAAATTTATCTTTGGAATCTAATTTGGAAATAGAAATACAAGAAAAACAAAAATTACCTGATTCCAATAAAGGCATAAATCTTGACCAAAATCCAAACGACGGTAAAACGGGAAATAAAAAAAAGAAAAAGCGAAAAAAAAATGACTGAGGGATGTCACATTATGGTAGAACGAATTTACTATATCATTATTAGAATTACAACAATAAACTGCCATATTAAAGGTTTTCAATGTTTTTCTAATTAGGTAATGCTTAATGAATAAGGCTCTTCTTGTTTCCTAGAATAGGCCGTAAGAGCATTAGCAGTGAAAGGCTTTATTAAAGTGAAAATATATTAAAGTATGTCTAATAAAAGAGGATATTCTGTTTCGCTTTCAAAAAAAAAAGTAAATTACACTCGTTTTTTAAACAATTTATTTTTAGAATTAAAAATATTAATCGATGAATAATAACTTAGAGGAATATAGAAAGAAGCATTCTGCTTTAGCGTCTCAAGCTGGTTTTAACTTCCAGTTCTTGGCTTTTTTGTATATTCTTGTGGCTTATCTTAAAAAGGATGATATAATAAAGTATGAGCAAGAAGATGATATTTCGCGATGTACAGCAGAGGATATAACCATACTTATTCAAGTAAAATTTGGAGTGTTAACCGAGGATGGGACAGATCCTAAAGTAACTTTATTGGATGAGGATATATGGAAGACTATAGGAATTTGGTTAAATCAAGCCCAATTAAGCAGTGATTCTTATTTTTTTATTAAACATAGATTCCAAATTTGGACAAATAAAGATGTAAATGGAAATGAATTTTTGTCTAAGATTTTAGCTTTCAGTGAAAATTCCATAAAACTAATAGATATAAGGAATGAGTTAGACTATTTATACACAAAAACAAAAAATGAAAGTGTAAAATTAGTTATTAAAAAAATGGAAGAATTGTCAGATGAGAATCTAAGTACTTTTTGTAAATATTTTAAATGTGAAAGGTTCGAAGGTATTTCTATTATTGATAAAATTCAAAAGTCTTTAGTCGATGAACGTAATATTCCTAAAAATTATGCAGAACAGGTTTTTATTGAGCTTTCTGGTCATATGCTCGTCGATAATTTTCGATCAGAATATTTACATGAAAAAATAGAGTTTTCATGGGTTGACGTTAAGAAGAAGTATAATGGAATATTATCTATGTCCCAGAAGAGAAACTTGGAATTGAACCGTGATATTGGAGCTTTTATGCCGGATTCAATTTGTTCTGATACATTTGTTAAACAGTTATTAGATATAAAAGTCATTAGCCACACAGATGAAGAGAAGATTCGGAATTTATATTGGAAAAGATGTTTTACAACTACGAATCTTTTGGAGCAGGCAACGAATATTTCTGAGACAGAGTGGGCAGATCTTGATCGCGAAGCAATGAATAGGTGGGAACAATTGTTTGATAAGTCTTGTTTTAAATTTAAACTTAAATCTTCTATAAAAGAAAAAGAAGTGTTGTTTGCAGCAAATGGATGTTATTTTGATGTAATGGGATATAATTTGGCAACTCCAATTTTTCAACAGGATCTAGAGTTTAGTCAAGGGTATTTTTTAAATTTATCAGATGGACCTGTTATAGGTTGGAGATTCGATTGGAAGGAGAAATATGGCAAAAAAAAATGAAATAGTAAATCTGTTTGGAATCTACAATAATGAAGCACTTGTTAGTGTTTTAATTGAAAAAATTCTGTATTATCAAAAACGAATGGATATTGCTAAATTAAATCTTATAGTAGCAATTTTAATGGATGAAAAGTTCGTTTATTCTGATAATTTTGTATTATTTTTGAAAAATAATGCAAGAACGATTTTATGTTTACGATCCTTTTATGAGGCTTTACTTCCTGTATACATTAACTCGTTAACCTTTTTATTGGAAGCTTGTGATGTAAGTATAGAAGGTACAAATGTAGAAATTAATTCCAGGCTTCAGCCTTCAGATTTCGAAAAAAGCAAAAGATTAAATGCAATGATAGAAAATATCCCAATTTTATTAGCATTAGTTAATGATAAAAAGAAAGAAGAACTTTATAAAATATTTGATATTAAATTATGAAATTTTGGATTAAACATATAACTCTTTGGTTCGGAGAAAAAGAGAAATCTCAGATCCTTGAACTTGAACCTAATAAAATAAATGTTGTAACTGGAGATTCTGGATCTGGTAAAACTAATATTTTAGCCATAATTGATTATTGTCTTTTATCTGCAAAGAATCACATTGTTCGAGAAATTATAGATGATAATGTAGATTGGTATAGTCTAGAATTTTTTGTTGATGACAGAAAAATTTTTATTGGAAGAAGAAGAACCCAGGAAGAATTAACAAGTTCAGAGATTTGTTTTCGTGAAAACTCCGAAAATAACAATTATCCATGCGTAAATATTGAAGAAAAAGAGGCTAAGGAACGCTTGTATAAATTATTAGGGCCACAGATTTTGAATATTATTCCTAATAATAAGATGGATAAAAATTTCAAGTTGTCTTTTAGGCAATTTTTAGTTTTTTCTTACTTGACTGAAAAAATTATAACATTAGATGATATATTTCTTGATTTTGATTTTTTAGAGGACTTCTGTTATGGAGAAAAGAGTGAATATCGCTCTTATGTATTTAACCAGGCTGCTGGCTTTGATGAGATAGAACTACGTTCTTTAATTGAAACAAGAGATGAATTAGGGGAAAAAAAAGATATTAATGACAGGCGTTCTAAAAAACAAATTCAAAAGCAGAATGATTTTAAAAAGGAGATGAAAGAGTTATTTGAGGATTTACAATCTCGTAATCTCATTGAACTTAACAGAACGTATCAGGATGAAAATTTTGTAGTTGAGGACGTCAATAAATTATATCAGCTCTGCATTAATCAAATAAAGAAAGAAGAAAATAAATTTAATTTAAGGGATTGCAAAAAAACTCTTTCGACATTAAAAAGACAGCTAAAGCAGATAAGAGATACTGAAGATTGGATAGAAAATTATAATTATCAGATTGAAAAATTGGAAGATAGTCTTGTCCCGATACAAATTTTAAATGACCAAAAAAATCAGATTGCCCGTTCCTATGAAACAACGCAAATTATCGATGCTCTTACTAAGTCTTTGGCGGAAATAAAAAAAGCAGATCTTTCGAAAGTCCGTAATACAATAATAAGCGATATTGATAAAAAAAGAATTGAAATTGAAATAAAAGATTTAGAGATTAAGGTAAAAGAACTATCAGAATCGGATCATTATTTTTCTGTATCAGATAGCGTCTTTATCATAGATCGAAAAAGACAAATTGATGAAACATATTCTCAACTTAAAAAATTAGATAAAATTGAAATAATTGAAAACTATATAGAGATAAAGCAGACTTTGTTGGCTAAAATCGGCAAATTGGAGGAAGTAAAAAACTCAATTAAAGAAAGCATTGAAGAGTCGATACAAAAGTTTTACAATCAACTTAATTATATGGCAAATTATGCGAGTTGTAAAACTGTATTTGATGAAGATCGTTTTCGGTTGAAATTAAAAGGAAACTCAAATGTAACTAGTTATGAGTATGTTGGTAGTAAGTCTAATTATATGTTTATGCATTTAGTATTTTTCTTAGGGTTGCATAAATTGTTTTTGGGTCTTGAAAAAAATTATGTACTTCCTTTCTTGTTCATTGATCAACCTAGTATTCCTTATTATTCTGGTAGTGAAAAAGTGAATGAGGATGATAAAGATAAATTGATGGATGCTTTTAATCTGTTAGATAAATTCATTAGTACTGTTAATAATGAAAATAAAGATTTTCAGATTTTGATGATAGAGCATGCTCCTAAAAGTTACTGGATGGATTCAAAAAATAATTATATTCTTAAAAACTTTCATACAGTGAAAGAATTTGTTAATGGGGAAAAACTTATTCCACAAAATATTATAGACGCTCACAAAAAATGAAAATAAATTTTGGCAAGATACAGCATATGGTTATGCATCAGGTAGGAAACCGCCATAGAGGAGAAGGTGTTAGATTTTCCTCAGAAGAGACAACGTTGGCTGACGCAGAAGATGATCTTTTGAATATCATTAAAAGTTCATTCAAGATGAATGAGCTTTATCAATTTTATTTTGAGCCCCATTTATCATTGAATCCTGTCTTTACACTTGTAAAGCCTATTTTTGATGACGACGAATTGTTTATTAAGCAAACTAGAAATATTTCAAAGTATTTGTATAAGAAAACGTTTCATCCTCAAGTAAAGTCAGGAGATCTATGTTTTATCTACTTAAAGGATTGCAAAGTAGAAGAGAATTCTTTCGATGCCTTATGCATCTTCAAATCCGAGATGAAAGAAAGCGTTTTGCAGATTCAACCTAGTGAAAATGGATTTACTTTAACTAAGCGTCAAGGAATTTCTTTGAATAATATAGATAAAGGATGCCTCATTTTGAACCTTGATTCAGAAAATGGATATAAAATAGCTATCATTGATAAAGTTAAAAAAACAGAAGAAATTCAGTATTGGCTAGAAGACTTTCTCTCTGTTCGTCCAATAGAAAATAGTTTTCATAAGACACAAACTGTAATGAATATGGTAACTTCATATTTAAATGAAGAGTGTGATCAACTTATAGGTAATGATAAAGCTCAAAAGGCTGCAATCACAAATAAATGTCTAGAAATTTTATCTAAGCCGACAGAGATTAGTCTTTCTATACTGGCGGAAGGGGCGTTTGAAGATCAAACTCTTCGAAATGATTTTTTGCGATATTCAGAATCTTACCAAGCAGATAATAATGATTATTTGGGAGATGAAAAATGGTTAGTACAGAAGTCTGCCGTGTCAAAAAAAGGTTTAAAAAAATTGCGGGTCATAAAACTAGATAAAAATTTTGAAATTTATATTCATGGTGATAATAAATACATAACGAAAGGATATGATGATAGTCTTTCTATGGATTATTATCAGCTGTATTTCAAGAAAGAAAAATAATGATGATAAAGCATTTAGACAAAAAAATTGTGGAAATAGACTATTTAGCGTGAATGTGGTGAATTTTGTATTTCATAATCACGAAAGACGTTTTTGAGGCTTTAGCTTGACTTTTTGTCTAAACTCTTTTTATTGTTAATTTGAATTTGTTTTATCCTTTTTAAAAATTATTTTACTTAAAATATTTATAGTATGAAAGAAAATTTAATTGACTGTGCGAAAATAGCTAAAAACGTAAATTTACCAAATTATTGTAAATTTTGTTTCGGCATATCTGCTTCAAAAGATATATATAAGGAGGATCTTTATGAAGAAATAATTCAGAATGTGAATAAGCCTGATCATGATGCTAATGTCCCCGATTTAATTATTAATTATAAAGATGAGGATACGAATGATTTTATATCATTTTATAAGGCATGGAATAAATATTCCAATGTATGTCAGGTGGAAAAGATGATAATGGAAGATAAATGTTTATACTACGAATTTTCTGAGTTTACAGATCAATCTTTGATAATACCTGAAATACGTTATCCTTTATATCTGTTGCTTTATATATTGAAAGCGTATCAAAAAAAATCTTCTAATTTTGATGGGTGTACTTTTTCATTGTTTTTTTCAGTTTATAATAATACTTCATCTTATTTTGATTATCGTTATAGTCCAATGATCTGTGATTATAATTGGTTGTTGAAATATGAATTGTCTAATGGAAAATTGTTAAAAAGTAAAATAGAAAGTGTAAGTGACTTGTACCTTGTAGTTCGTCGATTTTATGAGTTGTTTAAGACTTCCGTAAAAACGGATAAACCGTATGTCATTTTGGATTCTAACAGTTTTGATAAAGTATATAAATCGATTTAGTCAAATGAATACACGCTATGAAGTCAAAAAGGTTGTAAGCGATGAGAGTCGGCAAGAGAAAATAAAAGTTATGATTTGTCAGCTAAGATGGGATAATTATACTTTTAATAAAGTGGATGATTTATTTTTTCTTGAATATAATGAAAAAATTAGATCTAATATTTTTAGATTGTTAAATATAGCTCAAAAGAAAAATGTAGATGTTATTGTTTTCCCAGAATTATCTATACCTGAAAAATTAACAGAGTCTTTATATGAGTTCGCATCAATAAATCATATTTATATTATAGCTGGTACACATTATAAAAAAAATGATGAAAAATATATATCAATTTGTCCGGTAATATCTCCAACTAAAATATATTACACTCAGAAAATCAATCCTTCTCCTTTTGAGACATCTTCTTTTCCGAATTGTGGTCTTCAAGGTGGTACTAGTTCTTTGGTTTTTCAGAATACAAAAATCGGAAATTTTGCTGTGGCAATATGCGCAGATTATATGGATGATCAATTAAAACAGGATTTAAATATTGATTTTTTAGATTTATTGTTTGTACCAGCTTTTCACCCCTCTTCAGAAATGTATTATTCGCGAATGCAAAATGATACTCAAAATTCAAGAGATGGTTTATATATAATATACTCTAATTTCATTAAAGAAAATACGGCTGACGGTCATAGCTCATTATTTGGTATAATGGATCATAAATTGGAGCAACAATTTGTAGAGCATGGCTGTACAGATATGAATCCAACTAACAAAATATATCAAATGCCCGATGCATCTGAATATGTTATTTTAGAATTAAATTTACAAGATAAGAAACCTAAAATGGGCAGAAATTTATATTCTGAAAGAAATGTAAATGTTATTGAAGAAGATAATACCATTAATCAAGAGAAATATGACTTTATTTCAACCCTAGGTGTAAGTGACGATAAGTATAAATTTATTGAAAGACTTTTTGTATTACCTAATGAATATCAGGAAATAAAATTATCTTTGGATAATAAAAATGTGGTATTGATACTTGGAGATCCTGGTATTGGTAAAACTTATACTGCTATCAATCTTTTATATGAGTATTTTAAAAAAGGCTATAATATTAGATGGTTTTATGGATTGAGTAAAGAGGAAAGGGAAATTCAGAGAGATAATCTTATTAATTTTGAGCCACAGGATAATGAAATTGTTTATTTTGAAGATCCTTTTGGAAGAATTCAATTTGAAAAGAAAGATGATCTTATCCAGATTTTTATGCCTCTTTTATGTAAAATAAAAGCTAGTAAATCGAAAATGATAATAACATCAAGAAGTGATGTATTTGAAATATTTTCTAAGGAAACTTTAGATGAGCATGATTTGATTGGCTATTCTCAAGAAATGAATATTCGCAAACCGTCATACTCTAAAGATAAGTTGAAAATGATTGTTGATAAATGTTTAGAGTTCTATACTGATTGGTCTATGAATAAGTCTTTAAAGAATTTAATATATAAGGCTATAGATGACGAAAAGATATTGGCTCCTCTGGTTATTTATAATTTATTGAGAGAAAATTCTATACATCCAACAGAAATGTATTTACATGAAGTGATAGAGACACAAAGTAGCAATTTGGTTTTTACCTTTTCTAAGGACATATCAAAATTGTCAATACCGACAAAGATTTTTCTATATGAGGTCTTTTTAATCAGCAATATGCATATAAAAGAATACCAAAATATTTTTGAACAAGTTCAAGTTAAATTACTAGCTAAAAATATCAAATTTGAATATTCATCATTATCCTCTGAAATAGATTCACAATTAGGATACAGAGTACAACAAATTGGAATAAAGAGGCTAACATATAGATTCTCTCATCCAATTTTTGAAGAAGCCTTATCGAAATTATTAGGTTCGGATTCAACTTGTACTTTAATATCAAAGGAAATATATCAAGAGATCTTTAATCTTGATCAGAAATTGGCATATAAAGTACTGATTAGATTAATTATAAAATATCCAGATAAGGCTTTAATGCTTTATCATCATATAAAATTATCAACAGCTTTTGGAATGATTGATGAAGAAATTAAAATAGAGATGTGTAGTAAAATGCTTTCATCAAAAAATAAAAGTTTTGAAGATGAGGCTATAATTCTATTCCCTTTGAATAATTTGTTGATTTCATTGTATAGTGTTAATAATACGGGCAATTTATTGTTATATAAGTTGATGTTGCTAAAACGAAGACATTGGGAAATTGAAAATGCTAAGATAAAAATTGATTGGAAAAATATTTTTACCAAAGAAAGGATTAAATCTATCCAAGTTACTCGATTGTTAAATTGTTTAAAAGTAGCGTTGGATGTTGATGATACTGTAGTAAAAAAAATTGAAGATAATTTTTATAAAATTGATATTTTAAAGAAATTTATTGTTTTACCATCAAAGAATGAAAGAGAAATATTTGATGAAATGCTAAAAGGTACATCTTTTGGTAATGTATATGAAGAGTTAAAATCCGCTGTTCCTATAATTGAAGCAAAATATGGTAGAAAGGCATATATAAAAATATTGAAACAATATGTTGCTGTGAGAAAACGTATAAAAGGAAAAATAGTAATAGATGATGGAGCTTTATATGCATTAAATAGAAAAGCGAAATTGTATCCTGTAGGGATATTAAATATTAGCGGGCATTTTGAAAGTGGGGATATCGTAGAGTTTATAGGATTACATGGAAATTTCTTTTTTGTTGGTATGACTGAACTTTCTTCTGCATTTTTAGATAAATTTAAAGGCTATAGAACACAAGAAATTAATGAACAAACATCTGATTTTCAATCAACAATAGTTTCTAGAGATATTTATCGTTATAAAAAAAGATATAAATTTGCGTAAGTTTTCGGCGAACCCCGTATTTCAAAATCCTTGAAGACTATCAAAAGTCTACAGATATTCTTCAAGGATTTTCATTATTTTTCAAAGATATATTCAAAAACTCCGTAAGCATTCGGCGAACCCCGTATTTCAAAATCCTTGAAGACTATCAAAAGTCTACAGATATTCTTCAAGGATTTGTATTATTTTTCAAAGATATATTCAAAAACTCCTAAAACATTCGGAGACAGTTAGGAGACTTTCAGAGAGATCCCTAATACTATTAATATTTTCTATTAAACCTGTCAGTATATCTGATCTTCCTAATTTTCATGGGATTATCACAGTTCTATTCAGATTTTTTAGGAAGAAGATCCTTATATTTTACTTTCATTTTTCATAAAATAATCTAGCATAGTTTGTAATTCTTGCAACTTAGGCAATATATAGCTTCTATTTTGAACATAAAAATTAGCAATATCTCCTAATTTATTTTTTGAAAATGTCGTTAATTTAAGTGATGTTTGCGGATAAGATGGCATGCCTGCACTTAAGAGTATGGATTCTAAAATTGTTGTGCTTAAATCTATAACTCTATGTAGTGGTAATTCTTCACTTTGTCTACTCCACTGTGTACCTGTATTTCGAAAAACTTTAGCAGATATTTCGTCACTGTTATATTGAGCTTCTCCAATTGACAATGATTCTACATCTGTGTTTGTTCCATTGAATCCATCATGGAGTTTATAGTCGTCTACTGCAACTATGGGCTTATGCGATAAATGAGTTGGTGTTGTCATGAATTCTTATTTTAAATTGTGATTTAATTTCTTGATAATTATATTTTATTCTTCGTCAAAGAAGTCTTCATCAATTTCTTTCAGTTCATAAGCGTGTTGAGTTGTACAACCAATATTGTTGTCAACCATGAGTTGAGCAAGCATTTTACCGTCAATAAGAACAATTTTGGTCTCATTCCTAGGAATATAGCTTTTTGCTTCATTCGTGTAGTCAGCTGTAGTAATAAATATGCCTTTTTTGGCACCTTGACCAGCTAATGCACCAACAAATTTCTGAATTTCTGGGCGTCCTACGACACTACCTGGAGCCCATCTTTTAGCCTGAATATAAATTATATCAAGTCCTAACTTGTCTTCCTTGATTGTTCCGTCTATGCCTTCATCTCCACTTTTCCCAATAGCTTTACCGGCATCTGTAATTGAACCTCCGTAGCCCATACTAACCAAAAGTTTAACAACTAACCTTTCAAAAAATGCCGGTGATAGTTCCATAACTTTATTTAATAAGTCAGAGGCCAGAGACTTACGTATTTCTTGATATGCGTTGTCAAGTGTTTCTGCTGGAGTTTCATTATTAGATATGTCAATAGATTCGTCAGAAATATTGCCTGATTCCTCATGACTAGGATGTACAAACTCTAAAAATGAAGGAAACTTCCTTAGATATTTGGCATCAATTCTATTTAATCCCTCTTTTAGTGTTTCTTGCCCGAGATCTGTAATAATAAATGTGGCTCTTTGGGGAGAGGATATGAGTCCCGCTTTCTTTAAATAGGATTTAGCCCAGCCAACTCTATTGTCAAATATTCCTTGGTTGCCACTAGTTAGAAGTTCTTTGCGCTCTTCATCGGTTACATTGAATTCCTCGGCTAATAGATCTGTTAGATCTCTTGCTTTATATTCTTTCCCATCTGCAAAAATTTTAAGCAATGGGAGCATTATTGATTGGTAGTCTGGTATCATATTGAATTTTTTAAATGTATTATTGCTAAATTAGGTTTTAGCAAAATCATAATTATTTTTTATTTGCTTTTTCTATATCATTAAGTGTTTTATATATTTCATCTTCTTTGTAACGTCCAATACTTATATCATCTTCATTTATGACGTCATAAAAGTTACAAAGTTCATAGGCATCGTCTGCTACTTTTACGGGTTTAAGTTCTCTTGGAGAAGTTCCTACTAGGACTGTCCCCTTACGTTCAGGTTCTTCCGGTGCAATTTTTCCTTTTACCTTTTCTCCTTTGTACATTACATATACTGGATCTCCCTTTGCGTATTTTGGCATAACATCAAACTCAGTTTCTTCCATCATATTACTTCCCATAATATTTATTTTAATTTTTTTTATTTTCGGGTTGATTCTTTTCTTAATATACGATCAGCCCCTCATTGACATTAAATAGTTGAGGCAAAGTAACGAAATATTTTAGATAAATATTATATAATGCAAATGTATTTTATTCTTGCTTGACAAATCTTACGACATATTTACTGCCACAAGCCTCAGCCTGTCGTTGAATTTCTTTCTGTTTGTCTAGCTTTTTCCTTTCGTTTTATAAAAAAAGCAGGTACACATAAATTATATTTGTGACCTGCCTATTTAATATTGTGCTAGAAAAATTATGGCTCCAATATTCCTACTAGCGTAGTACCAGCGAATTCTATGGTAGTATTATCATTTTTTTTGAGGTAATAAATTTGCTGAATCCATCTTGATGCTGCTTTTGAATTTGCAGCTTTGACGGTCAAATATAATTTTACCTTTTCTGTATTGGGGTTAGCTGTAAATGTTTTTGATAAACCATTTTTACATTCGATGTTGTTATTTGCTATTTGCTCTCCTTTGCTATTGTATTCAAGTATAGTCATTGAAGCGGATATATCTGATAAATCATCCATTGAGTAAAGGAAAGTGTAGGTAGTAGGACTTACTGAATCATCTTTAGAGCAAGATGTTAAACTTACGACAGATGCCATTATGAGCATCAAAAAAAAAGAAATTTTTTTCATTTTATGTAATATTTTATTTAGAAAATAGATAGTAAAGTTCTTTTAGTAATAGTCAAGCATGAGTATAAAATATAGAACTTTGCTATATCTTCATGAATTTTGTTGCAAAAATAATGTATTTGATATTATTTTACAAGGCATTAATAAATATTTTAATTCTATTTTTAATTAATTGTAACATAATTGTTTAATTACCATGAAGTTATACTAAGTATTTTTTTACAATTTTTATTGTTTGAGCAACTGATCTAACAACAACATACTTACTTCCACAAGCCTCAATTTGCCGTTGAAATTCTTTCTGCTCATCGGATTGTTTCCCTTTGGCCGTTTTAAATTCAAGACAAAGAGAAGCATATCCATGTTTAGGGATAAGAAGAATTACATCAGCTACACCCGGAACAACGCCTTGGTATTTCATGTTGCGTGCTTCAATGATATTGCGTGAACCACCATTTGGAACAGCAAACAATAGTTTACTTGGAAGCTTTGGGAATAATATCCGAACTTGCTTAAAGAACTCTGATTGTATTTGAGCCTCTTCGTTACTATGCTTCTTTTTACCCTTATGTGAAGAATAGCAGTTTAAGCATACAGGCCCGTTCTCCGTTTTAATGAGAGAACGAGTCGTTTGGCCACAAGCCGTACATTTATTTGTCATAATTCCAAAGTCCTAGTTTACCTTTAATGTTAGTGATAGGTTCTTCAAATAAAATCGGGTTAGCCAATACCCAATTGTATGCGTCTTTCTCTGCCCATATAGAAGAATGACCCTTTACACAATTTACTATCTCAACACTTCCTATTATCTGTGAGCCGTTAGTGTATGATTGCAAGAAATCAACCCCTTTGCCTGATTCTTCAATAGCCTTATATTGTTCATCGTTAAGTATCATGTATGGTTTATTGGCCGGCTTCGCACTTGCATGAATTAATATCCGGCCACGAAATTTAGTTGCCCAAGTTCTATTCTCAATATCTTTTATCCCCGAGCATATCAAATATGCCCAGGGTTGCTTTACGGTAAGTACTTTCATTTGTCTTTTATATTAGTAAGTAAGCCATCCCATATACAGCTATCGAAACAATGGCTACAAGGGATAAATAGGCGATTATTGTAAGTAAAATTTTATTCATCGTATAGTTTAAAATATCTGTTTGCGGCCATAGTGTCGAAAGACTGTACGCGTTTAATAAGTTTTGTTTGCCTCCTTCTAAAGCTTAAGTCATTGTCATATCTATGATGGCATGTAGGACATAGGGGAGCGATGTTCTCCGGTTTTGTGTAATATTCCATATACAGACTTCTTGGAAGTAAATGTGCTCCTTCAATAGGTCCTGACTTGCCACATATGGCGCATACATGCGGCAGATTCTTTCTTATGTTTGCAAGGGCAGTATCCCTTGCTTTTTGTTTTTTACTCTTTAAATTCATAACTGATCAAATAAACTTAGTTGTTTCGGTTGATATGTTTTGGTAGGTTGGGAGAGAGGAGCTGCCTTTGTCTGTTTTATATTTTCCCATATTTGCCATGTTCTTGATTCTTGCTGAGTGCAGCTTCTTACACTTGGGAAACCTGTTTTTGTTAGATACTCGTTCGTTTTCCACGCACCATAAAAAGAAGTAGGATCTAATGAATTGTGCCAAACGACTTCACCGATGCACCCGTGAATGATAAAGTTGCATACACACATTAGGCAACATGTATGGTCCATGTCTTCAGCGCATAAATAGTTACCGGGATGTATCGCATTAAATGCAAGTAGTATGCGACCACTTCCACATGTTGGATCGGAAACGTCTTTGCCTACCATGTTTTTTTCAGGACAATTGATTTGTACCATGAAGTCGCAAATGGAGGTAGGGGTGAAGAATTGGCCACTATTGCTTTTTCTTGATTGGCTGGCCACACATGATTCATATAAACTACCGAAGCAATCGTACCAACCTTTTGTTCCTGTTTCCCGGTGCATGATGTTAATCCATTCAATAAGCATTTGATAAAAGACAGCATCCTGTTCTTTGGTGTATTCCCATGTTGTGACCGGCTTTAAATTGGGTGTAAAGAAGTATATAATGTATTGAAGGAAATCATCAAAGACACTGCTCATTTCAAATCCATTGCTATATGAGAAGTCTTCTATCATTTTTTCAAGAGTCCTTACTTCTGCAGGTGCTTCATATTTTCCCATATCTATTCCTCATTAAAGATGTTGGCAATCATGTCAACGACATTCTCGTTAATATTCTCAACTGTTCCGGTCACGGCATTTGCGATTGACTTCTTTGCCTGGATGATCTGATAGACTTTTTCGTCTATTGTTTTTCTCCCTAAGAAATAGTAGCAAGTTACAGAGCTCTTTTGACCTATTCTGTGTGCTCTATCTTCACATTGAAGGCAATCTGCATAAGTCCATGGGAACTCGACAAAAGCAACGTTGCTTGCCGCTGTCAGGGTTAAACCAACGCCGGCCGCTTTTATGGAACAGATTATAATGTCTGTCTTAGGGTTGTTTTGGAATGAATCGACAGCCGCTTGTTTCTCTTCACTTGTTTGTCTACCGGTCACACATACGGCATTTGGAAAAGATTTCATTAGGGCATCCACAATTTCATGCAGTGCACAGAATAGAATAATCTTTTGGCCATTCTCATGGAAATCTTTAACGAAGTCGATAACGTCTTTTATCTTCCCTCGAGCTGATACTTGCCTAAGGATATTGATGCGAACCATTACTTCTCCACGCATGGCTCTTTGAATCTTTTCATCATCTGCATTTTGGTACTTCTGTAGATAAGTGATCAAATCATTCTCGGCATCGTTATACTCTTTTCGGTTTATTATCTCACAAGTAAGTACTTGACGTATCTTTTCCGGTAGATCTTTCAGTACGTCTTCTTTCTTGCGTCCGAACAAGCAGATCGTCCTTAGTTTGTAATTCAGCTCTTTTAAATTGCTTGCTTCACGGGGGCCGGAGCAATAGCGTTCAACAAAATGCTTGTATCCGCCAAAATCTTCCATCCTGTTTAGTATAGAGAGTTGAGGTACTAAGTCTTTGGGCTTGTTTACTACCGGTGTTCCTGTAAGTTCCAATACCCATTCTTTATCTTTGGCTATTCCTTTACAGAACTTCGCCTGTTGTGTAGAGGCTGATTTACAACGGTGGCTCTCATCAATGATTATCGATTTGAAAACGTTGATTGTTTGTCTGAAGACAACATCCCGAAGCGTCCAACGATCGGCTTTGGTTATTCTTTGTACAAAATACTTTTTGAGTGATTCATAATTGACAATGAATACTTGATACATTCCTGTTTTCCAAAAGAAAGGCCATGTGTCACGGACTTTATCAGTGAGTACCATTGCTTTTTTATCTGTGAACTTATGCCATTCACGCTCCCAATTGATTTTTAATGATGAAGGGCAAATGACTAGGCAAGGGAATACATTTGCCAAGTTTACTGTAGCGATGGATTGCAAAGTCTTTCCTAAGCCTGGGGCATCCGTGTTCATGAAGCGTTTGAATTGAAGTCCTTGTGCAATTCCTTCTTTCTGATAATCGTAAGGTTTGATCTTTAATTGTGGATCTATTTCTAGTTGGGGCATGTCAGGAATATCATATACGATGTCCTCTGCTTCCTTTGTCTCGTTGCATCCCCAAGAAACAGGCTCGAAATGACTTATATATCGTACTAGGTGATCAAGCTCGGCCCGTCGTTCAGCAGGAATCGTCCACGTCTTTCTTTGGTAATTATAGCGACGTCCATCTATGTCTTTTATTTTGTCTACAATTACTTTTCGATATCTGAATTGTAGCTCGTATTCGTTTGATTTTAATACTATATTCATGATTCTTTTGTTATTAAAAAGGGGCACCGGTTGGTACCCCCGTAATGATATCTTAAGAAGCTAAAGCCATCTCGGCTTTTCTTTTTCTTGTCTTCTTTTGTGGCTTTTCTCCGAGTTCAGCTGCAATTTTTTCAAGGTTAGCCTCTTCCGGTACATCAAAATCAAGTGTTTCTTGTTTGATGCCGGCTTTACCTTCAAATAGATATTCAGCGATTTCATGGTCGCAAATATCAATGGCAGAGCTTAGCTGATTGCCATAAGAGTAAGCATCCGGACTTTCGTCTTCAAATTGTACAAATGGGCTACATAGGTTGAGGACTTTACCTGTCTGAAGGATCTTTTGTCCTATAAGCGTAATACCGGCAGATTCATCGCTTCCACCTTTTGAATAACCTGTTACTACATATTTCTCAATCTTTAGCTTATCTTCCTCGGAGAAGATTGTAGCACTGTCAATGTTGCCCGCATTGAAGAGTGTTTCTTCCGGCTGTTCCGTGATAGTAATAAGGAACGGGATAAGCGCGTCGAAAGCAGCCTTTAAGTCCGGATGGATTATTTGATTACATTTCTTGGAAACGTCATTTGTATAATTCTCATCAAGGACATTTTCTTTGAAAATAACTTCGCAACGTTCATGCTTGAGTGTTGCTTTTTGGATTTCATTTTTGATATTCATCTTTTTTACAATTATGTGAGTTACTATTTCTACTTTGTTTGTTTTCTGGATCTACTATGGTTAGGAAGGTTGTAACCATAATGATGCATCCGCCTATTATTGCAGATATGCTTAGAATGTCATTGTCACCAATGAGTATGGCTCCGAGAAGGAGCATTATTAAGCGTTTAATATCCTTCATTCTGATTTGGTTTATTATTGTACATTCCGGCCATTTGCATTTCTGCTTTGGCTTTACTGATAATTGTCACACACCAAGAGAGTTGATGTGTCGCTGTTCTGTTAATCCTTTCACACCAATCAACAAGGTATTTCTCTTCCTTACACATTGAATCAATGAGCGCGTTTGTTGCCTTGGCTGTTGCTTTTGCATTTTGGGCTGTTTCTCGTAAGGCACTAAGTACTTCTGATTTCATTTCTTCATTCAGCCAATATTTAGAATCGGCTAGAAGCTTTCCTGAGCGTGCAATGTAAACCGCCAAGTCGTTACCTCTTGTTACGGCTTCTTCCGGTTGTTCACTTGTTGTAATATTCAGGAATATATCTATCTCAGTAAGCTCGGATAGAATGTTGTCTTTTGATGTGATTTGTAAATTCATTTTTACTATAAAATATATCAAGCAAAGAGTTGCCACCATTTAAAAGCAAGATCATCGTATTTTTCTTTTCCTTTTTTATATGTTGCATCATCCCGTTTGATAAATGCTTTGAAGATTTTGAAATTCTTTTTTGAGATGGCATATATAAAGTCTTGCTTGCTGCCAGCAATATCCATATACCAAGCACGGCTTCTGTCCCAATCGAAAAAGTCGATCGCTTCATTGAATTGTTGTTGAGATTCGGCAAATGTTGTTTTTAAATCTCCGCCAAATCCGAATTGAGGAAGCCACCAATCCCATTTGCAACGTGTATCAAGGAAGTAGGAGAATGAGCCGTATTGAAATTCTTGTTGTTTATTGACCATGAACTTTTGCGTATCGGAACTTTCTAATACTAAAGCAAGGAATTTGTCATGCTTGGCCTCAGCTCTTAATGATTTCCTCATTTCCAGCCCTTTATTGAAGTCTTCCGGGCTATAAGGAACTTCATCAACCTTCATCTTATCATACCGTACACGATTGTTTTCGGTAATGAGTGCATCTACCAATGTACCGAACTTGAAAGCGGCCTCCTTATCCCCATATTGAGTATGGGGATGAAGGAGATTTTTTAATTCCGTAAGATCGGAGTTGCTCACTTCCGTGCGTAAATAATAAGTATCTGGATTACCCATCGTCATTTAGCTTTTACGTTTTCCTCGTATTTGATGAATTGGGATTCAATATGCTTGTCTTCCTTATTGGCCATCTTCTCACAGAATGTGATCATCTTTTTATGTATCTTGGTCAATTCCTCTATACTAAGAGTTTGACCTTCGTTGGTCCACCACATTTGGTAAATTTGCAAGAAGCCAGCCTGGTTATTAATCGTAATTTTCTCTGTTACTTTTGCTTTAACCGGGGTCGGGACTATCGTTGCTGAAGCAGCATCAAATAAAGTATTGGCAATATTCATTTGTTTAGAAGCCGCGGCTTCCGTGGCTTGTTTCTCTGCACGTTCCTTAGCTTCTTTTTCAAGCCTTATCCGTTCCTCTTCATCACGTTTCTTCTTTTCTTCTGCGGCCAAGGCTGCTGCTTGTGTATTGCTACGACGGAGTTGTTCAGCTTCTTCTACTTCTACTTTTTTACTTGGGAGTTGATCTATGTAAGTTTGTTTAAGATCTTCCATTTCTGAATGAAATACCCTTTTTAGGGCTTCACCTTTTTCAGTAAAAGCACTTCGTCCGATAATATTCCGGTCATTCTGTGATAAGTATATTGTGGTAATGGTTTTACTATTGAATTTCTTAAACACATAATCAGGGATATCGGTAGGGAATTCTTTAATGTATTTGGCATTTTCATT